AAGCACCGTACGCAATTGACTCGCAGTGACAATGGCTGGCATGTCCGTTTCCTTTCGATCGGCTGCGGCGAGATCGGGAGAACCCGCCGCATGATTAGTTGGGGTTAGTTATCAGGTCTTATTGACGCCAAATGCACCAGCACCAATTTTGGTTGCTACTGCACCGAATGAATAAACGCCGACTGTGATTGAACCGTCAGCAGTTGATTCTGCACGCAACTGGTATGAAGTTCCCTCGTACCATGTGTATGCGTCAGGGTTGATGATCAAGATTGAATCATCTAAGTCCGTTGTCGCAGCAGTGTTTGCAGTGACGTAGAGATCAAGACCAGCCACGCGACCGCGAAGGCTAGTTGGTGTGGCTGAACCTGGTTGGTTCATAGGATTTGTCACTTCGTTATAGATCGGACGACCTGAATCGTTGAGTGACATTAGGTTTGACCACTGTGAAGTGTTAACCAAGATATTGCGTGCAAATGGATTTGCAAGACCAGCAGTTGCAGCATAAACACTTGCTGAACCACGTGCAATGACGCCAAGCAACTCAGCAGCAGTTGGGTATGTTGCAATTCCTGTTGAGTCAAGAGTTGCGCCTGCAACTAGTTGATCGTTTGCATACTTGTCTTGCGCTTTAGCCATTGCAGCAACCATATTTCGCAATAACTCGTCATAGAACAATGGGCTAGTGCGTGTCAATAATTCAACGCTAAATTTCTGCTGACCCGCGAACTTTTTGACGTCCACTGATAAGAACGCGCTGTTCTGATCTGTCTCTGTAAATCCTGCGTCTTCAGCAACAACGCCAACGGCAGGTGCAACTGTGATTTTAGGAATTTCGAAGGTCATTCCTGCGTCAGGGAGAGTCCCTCTCGAAATGGCTTCAATGCTAGGTCTGATTGTTGTTGATAGTCCGTTGATGACTTCAGTCAACTGACGTGTTGGAACAAGTCCAGCGTTGTCTGTTGTGTTGTCAGCGGCTAAAACATATTGGCGCGCAGTTTCGTCACCAGTTGCAGCAAGAACCTTATTTTCAAGATACTTCGCAGCAGTGATTTCAATGCGTGGTGTTGCTTTCCAACCACCAACTGCGTTTGCAGTTGCGGTGATTGACTGGGCGGCTTCAACCGTTTCGGCGGTTGCAGCGTCTTTGACGGTGTCTTCCACTTCGTCTTCTCCTTCTGTTGGTTGTGGTGCTTCAGGTTCGATTGTCGAATCTGAAATTTCTTCTTCAGTTGCGGCGACTGATTCGACGCGCGCTGATCGGATTGCAGGTTCGCTAGTTAATGCCACGCCTGTCAATTCACCCATAAGAATGCGAACTGTTCCGTCTTTAAGTGTTTCGTATTCGTCAAATGAAACTTCAACGCTAAATCCGTCACGCAAGCCTTCTTGCGCTTCAACAAGTGCGTCATTGCCTGCCGTTGTCTCAGCAATTTTAAATGTTGCGTCAATGCCTTTGTTGTCAGACGACAAACCTATGTCTAAAGTTTTTCCAATCCTGCGCGTACGATCATGTTCAAGGTTAAGCAGAACGGCGGTTGGTTCTACTGAACCAGCAGCAAATTGAACTTTGCCAATTGAAGCGTTGCCAGTTTCCTCGAACGTCACAATGCGCCCGGAGATTGTGCGACTGTTTGAATCGGCAGCCGTGATTTGCATTGGTGTGATCACTTTTTTCATAGCAGCATGTCTTCTTCCTCGCGTATTTCGTCAATTGACATTGCGCCAATTCGATTTAAGATTTCATAAACTTGCGCGCGTTCATAAGGATTGCCACGTAGGAAGTCGTCCAAATCGAACGACACGCGATTTCCTGCTGGGGTGAAATCCGCAAAACTTAAACGTTGTTCAATGATTGACATGTAATTTCTGAAAGCAAAATCAACCAGGTCGCGACGCTTATCAAGTGCGTTTGAATAAGTAAATGATGACTGTTGCGAATCTGTGAAGTAGGCAGGCAAACCGCAGGCACGTGAAAGTTCAAGTGCCACGTAGTTTCGGGCTTCGTTGAGTTGTAAATTCTTTGGGTCGTATCCCAATGTTTCAAGTGTGACGTCAGCATTTAAAAACGCCGTTGATTTGTTTGCGCGTGCCGTACGCCATGCACTAAGCAACTTGGAAACGCGATCGGCTGGCAGTGATGTGCCATTTGATTTTAAAACCATTTGTGGAATTGGTTCAACGGCAAAATTCATTGCAGCGCGTTCAAGTGCAGCAGCAGCCTTAATCGTACGACCTGCACGGCTAAGCAAACCTTCTTGCGTGCCCTGAAAAACAACCAGGTTTGAAGGGTCAACATAAGCACCGTCAATTTGGTACGAAACAATTTCGTATCCCATGCCGTTGGTTTGGATTGTTACGCGTTCAGGTGCGACGCGTTCCATTGCACGAATTTTTCCTGTATCGGCATACCTGTCCATAACGTAGGCATAGGCAGACGGAAAAAAGAACAAATCTGAAATAATCCACGACCAAAATGTCGTGCCTGGAATTCTTGGGTCGGGTTGATTGATGACGCGTGGTTGTGAAACCTTTTCGCCTGTCGCTTCGTTGCGTGTGTGCATAGGCAATGACGCAACTGTTTGGATAATTCCTAACGCACGGGCGCACGTAGGCACACTCATTGCTTCGGCACGCGACGCCGTTATTACGCCGCCGAATAAGAATAAATTTCCAACTTCGGAGTAATACGGCGCAATAGCGGCGGCGTCCACGTTTGTGGCTTCGACTGGAACGGCAGCGTCAACCTTTGGCGTGAATAGATCGAAAAATCCCATGCCCGAATTGTGTCAGGCTTATACGATCAACCGACCATGATGTCAAGATCATTCTCTGGGCGTGTCGCGAAGTGTGTTGCAAGGGCAACTGCCACACTGCCGCAAACGACCGACTGTGACGCCCTTCTTCCTATAACCCAGCCGCCGTCCCCACGACGCAATTGCACGGCAGCCAATACTTCTTCGGAAAGTTGGCTTTGACCGCGGTGTTTTAAACGACCGCTATTGATTGCCGACAACATTTCGTCACACGCCTGGGGATAGACGCCGTCCATGTCAAAAATTGGAATGCCAGCGGGTGCAAGGCGCGCTGCAACGGCTGCGCTGGTTTTTCGACTGTAAAGCACGTATTCCGTTGGATATTTACGCGCATAATCTGCAAGGTCGTTGGCGATTGCCTTATCGTCCAATTGAAGATCATTTTGCCAGGTGTGCAGCAACTTGACGACAAACTGCTCGCCGCCGATTTTCTGCGCGCCCACCAAACTCGCGTGTCTGCGATCGGGCGAAAGATCAATGGCAAGCCAAGTCAATTTGTCAATGTCTAGGTCTGCGGATTTGTCCAGGCAGTTACCCCAGGAAGCCGCGTCCACTGCGCTATTAATCGCAACAACCCAGCGGCACAACACTTCGGTCATGACCACGTCAGCAGGGTCGTTCAGCACCGATTTGATGTTGTCGGCGTGAATCAATGTTCCCATTGAAGGGTTGGCGTGCCGTGCATTCTCCACGCTGATTTCGTCGGTTGGTGCTGACCATTCAAAATAGCCAATGTCATCTTCGACGCCTGCAATGCTTGCAAGCGCGCGATCGCGAAAAGAATTTAAAACTATGCTTGCAGAATCGCCTGCGTTTGTGTACGCCATGACCATTGGGTTGCTAGCCGCCATCAGGGTATAGCGCAGGGACGCAAACGATTCAATGTCGGTCATTTCGCGTAATTCGTCCAGGTGAATGGTTGACGGTCGTGAAACACCACGGGCAGCCGAACCGCCCGCACGCACAATAAACCGATTACCCGTCATAGTCTCGATTTCTTCGCCGCCGTGTTGCCAGCGAATCTTCTTGACCTGTTTTGCTAGGTTGTCATTGCCTTCGATCATTTGAACCATTGCCCTGAATTGTTCAAGTGATGTGGACAAGCGGTGCGCCGACCCAATCTGCAAGGTTTCGTCCCATAGAAAAAGACCACCCAAAATTCTGATCAACTGTAAAAATGATTTTCCATTTTGACGTGCCACGACGATCGTGTTCACGGGCGACGCCCAGCGACCGTCAGGCTTAACTTTGTGCGTGTGGATAAGTGCGAATTTTTGCCATTCCAGCAAATCAATCTTCAGGCTGCTGGCTAAATCAATCAATTCACCCCCGCGTGAAGGTAAATCGTTCAATGGCGTGTGGATTCGTGGGGTTTGGACGCCAAATAGCCCATTTTCACGATCTGTGTCCCTACCCAAAACCGTTTGAAGCCCGTTTAAGCCTTCTTCGGTCGGTTGGCGACCTGTTATGACCTTCTCAGTCATTTTCGTGGCTTCTTGAGTCGTTTTTGGGGGAATTTAAACCAGGAAGGGTCAGGGG